GCTTTGCTTCTTAAGAATCTGAGGGAGGTGATCCAGATATCTCGGAACTGTCCGTTAAACAGCAGAAAAAGACAAGGAGGAGAAAGAATTGCAGAACATTGCAAAAGCGTATGCGATAAGTGATGCAAAGATCAGCTTCGTGTCACTGGTTGATAAGGCTGCCAACAAAAAGCAGTTTCTGATCACCAAGGGTGCGGACGGATCTGCAAGCTTCACGTCATACGGCCGCATTATCAAAGCAGACAGCGAGAGCCATTTTGTAACCGGCATCGTGTACGAACCCATGGTAGAAGATACACAGGGCAACTACATGACCGCTGATGAAATAGCCAAGGCTGCGCACTGGTTCATGAAGAATCAGGGAAGTGTGGATATTCAGCACTGTTTCCAGAAGGCTGACGGTGTCGAGGTCGTAGAATCCTTTGTCGCAAAATGCGATATGGAGATCGATGGAGAGCCGGTGAAAAAGGGTACATGGCTGATGACCGCAGAGGTAACTGATCAGGATGTGTGGGATTCCATTCAGAAGGGGGATATCACCGGCTTCTCCATGGGCGGAGTTGGCGTGTATTCGGAAGAGGATGTAGATCTTCCGGTTGAAAAGCAGGAAGAACAGCCTAAAGGACTTTTCGCAAAGCTCGCAAAGGCTATGGGCTTCGAGATCGTCGAGAAGGGTGCTGTGAAGAATAATTTCAAGCGCCGTGTCAAAGAGGACAACTTCTACTCTGCATGGTATGCCCTTAGAAGCACACTGGAAGGCAACTTCTACAATCCCGAAACTGGATCGTGGGAGTGGGGATACAACTCTGATGAGGAAACAATCAAGGAGGCTCTCACAGACTTCAATGATATTGTTACCCAGCTCCTTACGAGTGACGGAAGCATTATTAAATCTCTGGAGAAAGCAGCTAAAGAGGCTCCTGAACCTGTTATGAAGGCAGGCAAGAGCCTAAGTTCCAAGAACCTGCAGGCATTGCAGAGCATTAACGCAAGCTTGACCGATTTTCTTGCTTCGTTCACTGCGGACGGAGAGGGAGAATCTGGCAATACAACATCAAATGTAAAAAAGGAGGATGATGAAGACATGAACAAGGACGAAGTTCAGAAAATGGTGGAAGAGGAGATCCAGAAGGCAGTGGAACCCATCACCAAGCAGGTGGCGGCTATTGCAAAGGGCGAAGGTGTATCCGAGAAGGACAGCCCCGTCGCAAAAGGAGAAGAGCTGACCGCTGAAGCTGTAGCACAGATGGTGAGTGACGGCATTCAGAAAGCGGTATCTCCGCTGGCAGAACAGCTTGACAGCATTATGAAGTCCAGAGCAGTACCCAGCAACCTGAATGATGAAGCCGGCTCCGAAGTTAAGAAGCAGGCAGAGCAGCATTACATGACTGGCATGTTTTAAGTAAAAAGAAGGAGGAAAATACTATGCCTACAAATCAGCAGATTATTAGCAAAGCCGGCGCTGCAATCCAGACCGGAAGCCTTACTCATGGACTTTTGAACCCGGAGCAGGCAAGAAAATTTATTCAGCAGACCTTCGAGGCAACCAACCTCGGACCTCTGGTAAGACACGTTATGAGAACTTCCAAAAGCGGTGAAATCGACAAGATCGGTATCGCATCCAGAATTCTCCGTGCCAAGGTAGAGAATACCGACGACGGATACAGAGCTGGTGTAAATACCAATGTGATTGAGTACGCCTGCAAGTCTGTACGTTTACCTTGGGAGATCACCGAGGAAACCCTGCGCGAGAACATCGAAGGCCAGCAGTTGGAAGCAATCATTACCGACCTTATGACTTCTCAGCTGGGTGTTGACCTGGAGGACCTGTATCTTAATGGTGACGAGAATGCAGCAAAGTCTACTGCTTTTACTGAATCCAAGCCTTACGCTATTGGAGATATTGTTACCCATGATGATATGCTGTACAAGTACATTGCAGCACACAGCGCAGGAGCGTGGAATGCAGCCGAAGTGATTGAGATCGGCAGTGCTGCAGATGTAGATTTCCTGAAGCTCAACGATGGTTGGGTTAAGCAGATCAATAACGGTGGCCATGTATATGACGCTTCCGGAGAAAATGCCATGAAGCTTGACATTTTCTACAAGACCCTGCAGATGATGCCTAATAAGTACAACAACGGCAAGCTGCGCTGGTTAATGTCTCCCAAGAGAGCGCAGGAATGGGAACTGTACCTGATGAATCAGGTGATCGAAAAGGGTGGTGCCGTTCCTGAGAACGTATACACCAAGCCCGTGAATATTCCTACCGTTTCCTGCCCTTCCATGAGTGATGATAAGATCATCCTTACGGATCCCAAGAACCTCGTAGTAGTTAATACCTACGCTATGAAGATCAGAAAGACCGTAGAGGGTAAGGAAGCTATCATGCAGGATAAGAGATTTTATGTATGCCATCTGGACTACGATGCTATCATTGAGGAGCCCAACGCTACTGCGATCATTAACGGTCTTCCTTCCCTCAACTAAGGAGGTAGCCTATGAAAAAATTAGTACTCAATACGGGACTTTCCTATTCCATCAGAGGCTTTTCCTGCGTAAAGGAGAAGCCTTTTGAAGTTGACGAAGTGCTTGCGGAGCAGCTGCTTAAGACCGGACGTTTCACGGAACTGCAGGCAGTGGTTGCGGAAGAAATGTCTTTTATGCCACAGAGCGAGGAAACCGAAGATGTTTCTGTGGAGATGGAGAACCAGGAAGAGGATAAGGAACCGGAGGAAGATTTGACTGCAGCTAAAGTTGCAAAAATGAAAAACGACGAGCTCATTGCGCTGGCAGAACGTAAAGGCATTAACCTTGACGGCTGCAAGAAGCATGATGAATATGTCGAGCGGATCCAGGGGGCACTGGGGCTTGTAGATTTCTCTGCACTGAACTGGGATTAGGAGGCACATATGAACAGACCATGGGTGAGACCGGAAGAGGTACGGGACTATACGGATTCTGACAAGGTAAAGGGAAGAACGGATGCACAGCTGAAGATCGATATTACCGGAGCGGAGAGTTATGTTATTTTCTACACGCATAACAAATTCGATCAGGATCCGTATGGAGACGCTATTCCGGAGGAAGTGCGCATGGCGGTCATACTGCTGGCCGAGGCGTATGCTTTGAAGCACATAGCCCAGGTCTCAGGAAATGTGACTTCGGAAACTTTCGATGACTATGCATACACGGTGGATTCCGGTGTAGATCTCATTGACAATTTGAATATTGGTCCGCTTTTGAAGCCCTATGTCATAGAGGACAAGGGCAGGGTGGTCATGAAAATGAGACGATTATAGGAGGTGCCAATGTCATTTGAAAAGCTTCTAAACCACAAATGCGCAATATACCACATGATAAAGAATGATAAGAACCTTGGATATGGGATAACGGCAGGAGATTTTTGCTATCCGGAAGAACCGGATATACCGGAAATTGCCTGCCATTTTAATGTCCGCAACACCGGCAGCATGGAACAGACCGAGAATGTGAACGAATATCTGATGACCGGAAAGCTGAACCTTCCGGCAGGGACAGACGTGCGTGTGAACGACAAAATCGTAGATCTGGAAAATGGGCTTGAGTACAAGGCAGAAATCCCAAGGAATATCCGGGATCATCATATGATTGTAACGATACAGAGAAAAGGAACCGTAAAGGGGGCAATGTGATGGCGGCTCATGTAAAAGTGGACTTTTCGGAGTTCAATGATTTTATGGAGAAAGTCAGGTGTGCCGGGAAAGAGAACGAATTCCAGAAGGAACTGGCTGTTTTCATGGAAGGGATTGCGGACGAGTTCCTGGCATATGTTCAGGACGAGATTATTAAGAGAAAAGTTGTAGACACCAGATTGCTCCTGAACAGTTTCCAAAAGAGCACCGACGGTAATGTGTACACGATTTCAGATAACGGCATGACCATAGAGGTCGGTACGAATGTGGAGTACGCATCCTACGTCAACAAAGGACATTACCTGAACCCAAAGGGAGTGAACACTAGATTTGTACCGGGATACTGGAAGGGCGACAGGTTCATCTACGACCCAGGAG